CAGTGTTGTGGTGCCCGTGGCCGTGGTCATGTCTTCCGTCATCGTGACAAGATTTGTTTCTTTCATCCAGACAAGACTGCTGCCCGTTATCGTTAAAGAGCATTCGTCATAAAGCGTTTTCAGTGCCGCATAAATTGCCGATATTTCCGTGGCCGATGACGAGGCTGAATAAATGGAAAACTGAATAAGCGTTTCGGACATATCCTCCGTGAACGTCTTTTCAGGAACCGACGACACGATGAAAAAGACGACATAAGGAAACGTCGGCTTGTCCGGCGCCTGATCCAGATACATGCGCCCACCGATGGCCGTGGATAAGGTTGACCCAGCGAGCTTTCCATAAATGGCTGTCAATAGATTATTCAACTCAAAACCTCTTTACACAGCAGTTCCAACGTCTCGTTTCTTTCCGACGGGTTAATAATACTGAATATTGTAAAATACCGCGTTCCGTACTTCACCCGCCATGCCGCGCTGACTCCCGACCGATACCGGATCACAATCCGATGTGTGGCGGTCATCGTATTGGCCTGCGCCTTCACAGCCTCCGCCGCGCTTACCGGCCAAAGCGCCGCCCAAACAGTCGCCACATCTGCCCAGACATCCACATACCCACCCATCCCGTCCGATGTCTGCGTAACGGATTGCAGCGTTATTCTTTTATCAAGAGAACCGATTGGAATCATATTTCATCCCATATCCGGGCATTCGTCAGCAGCGCCATGACCGCTTTATTTTCCTGATAGGACTGACCCGTTAAAATCTTCCCTTCACGGTTTTGGTAAATATCACCGGCAATGAGCTTACATGCTGCTTTGATCTTTGCCGGTATCAGTGACGCTGCCGTCCAGCCGCACACAAAGCGGATCGTTATAGGGTTTGACGGATAAAGCGTGTCACTCGGCCAACTCTCGCCATACGGCAGCACGACCCGGCCAATATTCTCGCCGTTTGTTTCAACGAGGTAATCCGTCCCCGCAACCAAAGTCGTTTCCACCCCGTCCGTATCCTTCCACTTAACAGAAGTCACGCTTTGCAGATTGCCGTAGGGCAGTTTGATATAATTCTCAATCGGCCATTCCTGTAAAACGAAATCCCATGTTGAAGTCAGCAAGGCCCGCCGGGTAATGTCCTCGACCTGTTCTCTGGCAACCTGAATAATGGTGGACAGCATCTCGTCATCGGATGTATCGTCAACTCTTAAATGACTTTTTATCTCTGCCAGTGACAAGGGTTCGATGATCGGCTTAACCACGCAGCCTGGACCGGTGCCTGTGACCGCCGTCAAGGGAACATCCGCAACCAGCATCAAACCTTCCAGCTCATAAACTGACCCATTAGAGGCCGTCGCCTTACAGGTGATTTGATAGTCAACGCCGTCCGTCCCGCCTGTCACCCAGACATAGACCACCGGAGATGTAATAAGTTGCTTGGCAACTGTGGTTATAGTCGCCGTGACATCAACGCCGGTTGAGACGATCTTTGCCGACACCGAAGCCGATGAAATTATCAGCGCTGAAGATACAGAGGAAAAATCAAACTCTATATAATACGATTCGCCTGTTTGCTTATTGCGGAATCTGTCCATCGTTCAACCTCATTAAGCGGCTGCCGCGCTCACGGTATAGGTCACTTTCAATGTGTCGCCGTTGCCGACTGCCTGATCCCCGCCGGTGAATGCCGCCGTGCAGAAGAGCGTACCGCTGGTGCCGGACGCCGCCGATCCCAGGAAAGCGCCTTTAACGGTCATTGCGCCCGTGCAGGCAAAGTCAACCGTCGCCGCGTTCGTTATGGATTTAGTGTCGGCTGCCCCTTCCGTCCATTCCTTGCGGTCGCCCGTGTAGTCCGATCCTTCCGTCCATCCGGCATGAGAGGCCAGCGTGTCGGCGGCAGCCAGAGTGCCCGTTCCGGTGATCAGGCCGATATACCAGGTCGCAATGGCCGCCGTGCCGTGAAACATCACGTCAAGCAGTTTGTTCAATCCCTCGTCCGTCGCCGCGTTTTTGGCTTCTTTTTCCCATTTAAGTTTCCCGTCCTTGTCGTAACAGGCGATATTAAAAAGACCCTTTACATTCAAACTTGTTTTCATGATCCCCTCCTAGTGCTTCGTGTATTTTATATTCGTGTTCATATTGCCGAGCTTTACGGAATCGTTCTGGAATACCAACGATACCTTGTTCGTCCCGAAAGAGTATGTTGCAACGCTGATCGGATAGATAATTGCAGCCGCCGCCAAAACCGTTATGGCAAAATTTGATGAGGCGCTTTTTGTTTTATAGCCCGGAATAGAGGCCGATGCCGTGACGGTAATATTCAGGACAGCCGACAAACTCTTAATGAATGTTTCCGCCGCGTCGAGGATCTCGGAAGCCGACATCGAAACAGTGAACGATGAGGTGAGACTTTCAATATATTCTCCGATCTCGCCTGCCAGCGCCGACAGATTGACGCCGTTTGCCGCCTGAACATTCAGCGCCGCAACTTCCGAGTCGTTGACGGAAATCAATATCCCCAAAGACGAGGCGTCCGCAAATTCCCCTATCTCGCCATCCCCCGCAGAAAGCCCCAGAGCGACAACCACCGCCGCCGCAAAATCAGCAACTTCCGAAACCGAAGCGCCCATAGTCAGAGCAACGGCCGCCGCCACAGCATAAACATTTCCGTTAAGCGAAGATGACAGCGCCGGGGTCAGTGATAAGGCAACGGTCAAGGACCGGGCAAAATCGGCAACTTCGGAAGCAGAAACGCCCATTGTTAAAGCAACCTCGGCTAGCTTATGGAAGTTGGCTATTTCACCAGTGGATTGCGATAGATTCAACGAGGCCGCAGCAGATTTCGGGAAATCTGCAACTTCGCCAGCCGCTTGCGCCAACTCCAAAGATACGGCCACCGATTTGATAAATTCCGCCACCTCTCCGGGCGATGCGCTGATCCCCAGGGATACAAGCACCTCTTTGATAAACTCCGCGTTTTCGGAGTCGGAAACCACTATGGAAAGAGATGCAACCGCGCTTTTCGCAAAGGCCGCCAACTCATTGTCTGATGCTGAAAGATTAACAGCAGTGGATGCCGACCTGGGGAAGTTGGCAACTTCGGCAAGCGACAGTCCCAGAGATAAGGCGACGGCTGCCGAGGCGTTGTAAATAGCGCCGCTTATTTGCTCCCCGCTATGTAATAAAAAATAGCTCATTCTCTACTCGTTAATAATTACAAAAGTGTCGTTCTCTGCCGGTTCATCCGTAAACGCCGCCGTGGTGATAACCTTACTTGTGCCGTTGTAAGCACTGATTTTCTTGACCTGATTAATGTCTGCCCCTGATGTAAACTTGACGTAGGCGTCTTTGATATAATCATCTTCGGTTGAAGTCAGGTTTGTCTTGAATACCGTTGTGGAGTTTCCAGCATCGTCAACTATCGTGCCAGAAGGACGTATAATTCCTACGTTATGAGCCGCATCCACCGTCAGCGTATTCGCCGGCGTCGTTGAACGCACAAGTTTTGCAAGTCCGTAGTCAGCGTGAGCCAGTAAAGCATTAAGAGCCGACAGGCCATAAGTACCATTCTTGATTAAGGCTAAAGCCCCGCCACTGCGTTCAATCGAGAAAGTCCCAACCCAAGCGTTGATAGTCGCCCCGTCAACCGTGACCCCTTCGACTCTTACCTGATATTCATGCCCCGCCTGATAGAAGTCGGCAACCGTGTTGTTAGAAGTATCAATGATTAAAAGATGATTGCCTGTGATAGAGTCATAATCTATCGTCATCGTGATTCCAGCGGCGTTATTCCTCTGTGTCGTACCACCGTCCTTGTGGATGTGAACGTCTGTGTTGACAAGGTTTGTCGCCGTGACAGAGGCCGTAGGGTCATTGGAGTCGAAAGTATTAATCGGTATATAAACCGTTGCGCTTGTGGGAAAATCCCCTGCATTGTAAATCATCTAAAAACCCCTCTAAAAGGTCTGCCAAATACGTTTTTAAGTGGAAGTGAACCTGCGCCACCCGCTGTATAATAAACCCTGATTTTGATGTAATCGACGTAAGAAAGTTCTCCTGGGTTCGCAGCAATCGCAGACTTACAACTCAACCTAAACCCGAAATCAGCATCAAGAACATCTGCCTGTGTCCAAGTTCCCCCACAAAGATTGCTAGACCCACCATAGGTGGCCTCTGCCGGTGAGCCTGTCG